AGTCTCTCCTGCCGATAATGCAGCGTAGCTCCATTTAGGGTCTCAAGGCTTTCTAGTATACCTTATTGTAACACCTCTTCTTATACTACTATGGTATACCGTTATATTAGACCCATCCATAACATATGCTGGAAAGGTTGCCGAAGGCGCAGTTAAATGAGACGATGTTAGATTTAATATTTTATTTTGTGAAACTCTTTCTATTTCTTTTGTTCCGTACTTAACTACATTAATTAAGTAATAGTCAGTAGGTAAAGGAAATAAAGGGCCACTTGAATCGCTAGGAGTGTTTGTTGAAGAAAATATATCAATAGCTTCTTCTATGTTTTTTACTATATCAGCGTATCCACTACCAGAAATTCTAGCATTTTGTTTTGCAATCCACTCATTATACCTGTAAAAATAGTTTTCAAAAATATCTAACTGAGCTTGCTTTGCATAAAGGTTAAAGTCAGATGGTGTGATATATCCGAAGTTTTGCTTATTTGCTACAGCCAGCACAGTATTTCTTACACTGTTTATCATCTGGTAATCTTTTACGCAAAGATAGTGAAAAAAAATAAACCCCTCTGGGTTGAGGGGCTTAGGTAAATTTAATCTTGAAGCTTACTTTCAAGGAGCTGCATCAGCTCTATACCATCATCTGTTTTAAAGAATTGAGCTAAAGACATTGTAGCTGTCTCTCCAAATGGAATACTCATTAATTTCTTTTTATTAGAAGGTAGGTTAAAGTAAATATCTTTTCCTTTGTTTTTTAGTCTTAGTATTCCTTCAGCTAAAGATTTAGAAGCTAAAGACTGTAACTTTAATAAAGGGTCATTTAATGTGTTTAAAAAATCTTTTGGACTATTCTTAGCGTATAAACGAACATCACGCTTTAGTTCTGCTGTTGATAGTTTGTCTACATTCAGGTTTAATGATATTCTACCAATAGTTTCTAGCATTTCTATATCTAGGTCTTTTGCAGCTATTAAAGCATCTATCTGATTATCCATTTTTTCAACTTCTACACTAGCATCCTTTTCAGTATCTATCTCTTCAAATACAGAGTCAAGAGATGGGTGTAATGATAAAAACTCCTGAAGCACCGGATTGGTCTTAGGAACATATAGCATACCATCTTCAAATACAATAGGTTCTATAATAGAATTATTATCTTGATCGTCTTCGAATGGAGATTGTTGGTTTGAGGAATATCTTAAAGCTCTGTTAGACTGTCCATCAAAATGTAGTAATGGTTTTCTACGAGAGTTTCTTGAGTTTAAAATAAAGCTTATAGGTGCTTTTCTACCTTTTAATCTATAAGTTCTGTCTTTTACGACTGATTGTGTTTTCATTTAATTTAATTTTAAGTTTATAAAAAAAAGGAGGGGACCACCTAAGCGATCCCATCCTTAAAGTAATCTTATTTGAATAAGAAGAAATTGTTTGCACCAAGAGTACAAAGAGCTCTTTCTGATAAGAAATGAACCTCCATAGCATCTAAATCGCTATTAGAAGCACCTCCTGCAGATCCAACTATCCAAGACTTCATTTTTCTATCTTCAGTCTGAGAAGCTTTGTATCTTACGTGTAAGAAAGGACGTTTTGCGTTCTTACCTAACACTTGGTCATAAACAGTTGTAGAACCAGCTGGTACAAGTACACCATCTATAGCTCCTCCTGTAAGACCTCCACGCATTGTTGCATCGTTTAAGTATTTCCAGTCAGACTTATAAAAGTCATACCCTCTTCTAAATCCAGAGAATCCAAGGTTAAGTGCCATGTCAGTGTCATTGTCAAACAATCCGAATGAAGCAGCGTTAGCAGCACCACCAGAAGTGTCAAATCCATTTAACTCAGCAAGTACATTGTCAATCTCGAAAGATAGTCCACGGTTTACAAATATTACGTTTTCTTCAATAGATCCTTGTTTGTCTAGCCTACCAACGATTGCATCGATATCATCTAAAGACTGAATTGCTCCAGTAGATGTGTTACCTCCGTTTTCGATAGCGTAGAATAAACCTTCAGAACCTTTATTACCTAAATCACCTGAAGCTGCAATAGCACCAGAGTTAGCCTCAGCAGGAACTGCTTCAACCATTGCTGTTTCTAGGTAGTCTTCGAATCTTAATCTAGTTTCGTGCTCAGATTTTAAGTACCATAAATACCCTGAAGCACCGTTTTCTGTAGTAACTTCGATCCATCCGATTTGTGCCATATCAGAACCTGATACAGAATACTTATCCTTGATGATGATTGGTGTATTTGACTTAATGTCTGTTGGAGCTTCTAGAGATCCTTCAATTCCGTTTGATCCTTTTTTAAATTCAGAACCATATACAAACACGTCTAAGTTAGTGCCTGAATTGTCTCCTGAAGCTAAACCTGAAACTGCTGGAAGACCATCCGCATCGTAGATACTTACGTCTATTGTTCCAGAAGCCCCACTAACAACAGCTGTAATAATACCTTTGAAAGATGCAGTTGCACCGCTTCCTCCGTCAGATACCATAACAGTTTGTCCTTTTCTTAATACGTGATTTGGAATGTTGATTGTTACAACGTCTTGTCCTGCAACTTCTGCATCTTCAAGAACTACTCCTTCGTATTTAATGTGTAATCTACCTTGCTCAGACCATTTTATTAAGTCAGAGTTACAAGGCATTTCTGCTCCTACCATTCTTAAGAATGAGCTTACAGAGCGGTTTCCATATCTTTCGAATTCTTTTTCAGCAACATCTGGAAGATATTGGTTCAAGTAATCAAAGCTGGAAATGTACGATCCAGGTAGTGCTACCTGGCTAGGCGATGGAGTTAAACTCACTGATCCACCTAATGTAATGTTTTGTGCCATTTTTTAATTGTTTTTTTTAAATTTTTAACTTCGTTTTTTAATCTTTAATCCTCTGCCACTATCAGGGTTTACAGCTCTGAACTTTAACCCACTACTGCTAGACATCTGTTGAGGTGTATTTCTAACGTCCATATTTATATTTTTAGACTGTTTTGAAACATTATCAACAGCATCTGCCTTGCCCTTTTCATAAAAGAATTGAGCAACTTTGTCTGGGTTAAGTGCAGCACTTAAAGCCTTATGGTATCCATTCGCATCAGTTATCATACCATCCTTATCAAGATATTTACTGATAAAATTGTTGATATCGGATTGTGAATCTTTAACAGACTTTATATCTCCAGGATTAAAAACGACTTTTTGCTCATCGAAATTGAATTCAAAACCTTTAAACTCTTCTCCAAACAATTCATCTGTTTTCTTAAGGAAATATTCAGAACGTTTTTGATTCTGCTCCTGAACACTTTGTGACTCAGATACGTATTTCTTGTAAGCATTGTAGTCTTCTAACTCTTTTCCGTTGACAGGTGACGCTGACGACTCGACAGGCACCTTGTATGTCTCCTTCAATTCATTAAAATACTTCTTTGCTTTTGCAAGCTCTCTTTTTTTTGCGATTGCTTTTTTCTTTCCTACAGACTCATCCTCTTCATCCTCATCAAACTTAAACTTATCGTCCATTAAATAAGTAATGTCATCCTCGTCTAAGTCAGTTTCTGTAGCAGAATAATACTCACGCAAAACCTGGTCTGTATTCATGTCTTCATAATTCTTTTGAATTTTCATAAAGTCTTGAATACCTCTTCCAGTTTCTTTTTTATATTTTAAGAATGCAGATACATCTTCTGGTAATTCCTCATTACTCTCGGTTTGAGAAAATAATTCATCAACAGAATTTATATCCTTTTCGTATCTATTTTTAATATATGAAAGAACGTCTTCTTCTTGTAACTCACGAGTTTCGCTCGCTTGTTGCTCTACAGGTTGCTCTTGAGCAGCTTCTGTAGTTGGAGTTTCCTCCACCTGTTCTTCAACAGGAGTTTCTTTTTGTTCGACCAACTGCCCTTCAACTTCTTGAATAGACTTTTCGTCTGGTCCAGGGACCGCTTTTAATTTTAATTCCATATTTAATTTAATTTATAGCGCAAAATTACGCATTATTTATATTTAATTTTTAACGTGGTTCAAACTCTGCTAAGTCAAAACCATCTAGAGTGTCTTCATTTGATTCAAAGCTAATAGGTGGTAAATCTTTTTTACGTTGCTCTATTAACTTAGACTGTTGAGAGTTCTGTAAGCTAATCCTGTCAGCCTTCCCTTTCTCTTTGTTGTCTTCTCTTTTTTGTAATGTTTCGGAATCTATACCTTTAAGTTGCATGTTTAATTGAAACTCAAGTTGCATTAACTGTGTTTTTAACTGTGCTTCACCTCTAAGCTTCTCTAACTCAAAACCTGCTTCAGCTTGTGAAATTTGCATTTTTGATTGAGTTTCCATTTGCATTTTTTGAGCAGCAACTTGAGCGGCCATCTGCTGTGATTGCATTTGTGCCTGTTGTTGTTGCTGAATCTTTTGCATTTCAAACTGCTTCTTTTCTTTTTCTTTCTTTTTACGTTTTACCTTTAGTAATTGGTTTGCTAGTTTAACGTTTCTAACTTCTCGTATATCAATAGCATCATCAAGATCAATAGACTGACGTGATAAAGCAACCTGAATGTTTTGTTCTAACTGTTGTTTTTCTTCATCGTCTGGAGCTATTTCTATGAATATACCAAAGTCATATATATGTAAATCTTTTATTTCATTAAGTAAGTTAACATTATACTTACCAATCTGCATTGCAAACTCTTCTTTATATTCAGAATATTCTAAAGCATCAGAAACCCTACAAGATAATCCTGTAGCTAAGTCTCTAGTAATATCTATAAACCCATCAAGTATATGTCTTGTAGCTGTATTACTGTTAAGTGCCGCTATTTTCTGAAGACCAACAAGTGAATTAGGATCTGGTGTAGAACCGTCCCTTGCTTCATTTAAACCTGTTACATCTCTAAGCATTTGTAGATAGTGATTGTAACTACCTATTAAACTAGAAATTTTTGCTTGTCCTGAGTTTTTAGAAAGCTCCTGTATAGGAACCCTAGCATTATTAAATTCACCATCCTGAGTGTAACTTCTACCAACAACAGAACCTGTTTGGAAATACAACTTAAGTGCATCCTCTGGACTGTATGTTGCTCCGTTACCAAGATCTACTTCATTTAAACCATCCGCATCTATAAACACACCATCTGGCACAACTTTCTGTATTACTTGTTGCAGTTTTAGATGAGTCATTTGTATAAGATCTGCAAAAGGAACCATTCTTCTTAATAAAGATTCTATATTTCCTTTATACATTCTAGGCGCACAAGCCACATAGTTGGCCATTACGTTTTGTGATGCTGACTTTGGCCTAACCATATTCTCTGACATCTGCCACTTAAGAACAATATTAGTTCCCATAACCATTACACCTTCATACCATACGTCTATATTCTTTTCTATTCTTTCAAAACCTCTTTCTTCCATCATCTCCTGAGGAGGATTGAATGTATCTTCTTTTTGTATAACCTTTTCACCTTTCTTTTTATAAACAAACTTTTTAGTTGTTTTGTAGTTAAAGTAAAGAAGTGTTACGCTATCGTTGTTAAATATTGAGTTATTATAATACTGTGATCCTCTAAAGTAGTTATACCAATCCTGGCTGTATTTAGATATTTCTTCTAGTTGTTCGTTTGTAACTGTTGGATCTATTTTTACAACTTCACCAATTGGCACGTTTTTAACTTCACCCCAATAGAAACAATCTTTAAAGTTTGGATCTTCTGTATAACTGTACACAATATTTGCTGGATCTACATACTTAGCAACTATACCCGATCCTGCAACAAACTCGTGCTTTACAACACCAATACCTAAAGTTGTTAGGTCATATAAAGTTCTTTTACGAGTATCTTCGTATAGGTTTTCAGAAAGTATTGTATTTATAGCAGCCTCTTCAGCTAACTCTATAGATGACTTATAATCAAGTTGCATGTGCAGTTGTAGTTCATCATCATTCTCTGGTAAATTTTCTGGATCAGTATTAAAAGCATCAACACCAAAGTCATTTTTAATTTGACCAAGAAGATCTTTAGAAACCATATCGGCTTCTATATTTTCTTGATACTGATTTCTTTTTTCTGCAGACATTGCATCCTGTGCATATGCTTTTACATCAAACAACCTGTCTGACATACCATTAACAACAATATCTATAAACTTAGGAAGTATAGGAACAGGTGTCCAGTCTAAATTCATATAAGATAAATCACCATCTACAGCCAACTCATTCTTATATTTTCCAGCTGATTGTTCAGCTCTAGCATACAACCTTAATTTATGGAACGCATCCCATTGATTATAAAATTTAGAACTTGTGTTATCCCTTTTAAACCATTCATACTGTATCGCTTGCCCTATCTGTAAACCAAACTCTTTAGTATTCTTCGTAGAGTCAGGTACAAACTGACTTGGAAAAGAAGAGGGATTAATACTTACCTTTACGTCTTTCATGTGATTATTTGACTAAATCTTCCCTTGTTATTATATCTTGCAAAGTTAATGCTTATTTTTGATTCTTTTTTAGACTCTTGGTAATTAAACTTTTGATTTGCCATTATAGCCAACCCAGAGCTAATTGAAGCATCAAACTTTGTTCTATTATTTATATCAAACCTTGCCCAGTCTTGTAGAGTCCTAGTGAAATACATTGAACCCATTTCATCTGGAGATCTATAAATACCTTCCATATCTAGCCCTACATGTTTTTCGATATAGGTTTCTATAGCAGAAGCGTGAGCTTGTTTTACTGCTTCAGAAGTATTTGGTATTCCTCCCAGCTCCTTTTCTGTTTTAGATAACTTTCTTATATCCTTGTCGGGTCTGTTTAATGAATACCTTCTGTAACCTCTATTTTTAAAGTGATAAAGTAGCCTAGGTTTATTGTTCTCTACAAGTACAGGCATACCATAAAAAACACACGCCATCAGTACATCTTCAAAAAATATTTCAGCAGTCTGAGGTCTTGCTACATACTCTAAAAAAAACTCATTAGTAGGAGCGTCATCCATATGAAACTTAGTTAGTCCATGTAAAGCTCCATTAGAACCTCCTCCTCCAACAGTTCCTGATATATCATAAGAGTCACATCCAAAAGAACCTACGTGTGCATTGCCAGGATGTTTTACTCCTGATCTTACTTCTTTTCTATTTTGAAGGTTTTGCCCTGGTATCCAAGATATTAAAAACCTACCTTTTTTGTCTGGTGTCCATACTACCTCTGTGTCCTGTTCTCCGTTTTTCCAATGAAAAGAACCCTTTACTAAAACCTTGTCTCTAATTAAGTTATCATTATAATCTATCTGTTGATAAATTTTAGTCAAACTAAATATAGAGGACTTACTTTCATCCCTAAAAGCATGTGACTCAGTTCTTGGAAACTGTCTATAGAATTCATTAAGAGCATCAGAATCATTCTTTAACGATTTAACTTCATTCTCCCAATACTCTATAGCACTCTGTTTTATGTTATCACCCA